TTAAAACTCTGCTTTCATTTTATCCGGGAATTTTTTATTTGCAGCATAATAACTACCAAGTATATAAGCGTTCATTTGCTGCTCTACATCAACCCGACATGCAGCACTAGAACAAGCACCACTGATAAGCCCAAAAGAACTCCCTTTAGCAGAGAGATCAGCTTTAATTTCCTCTACAGTGTTTTTCCCCATAGCAACTACACACCCTGTCACAATATATCTAGCCTTCACATCATCCATGCTAAGGATAGTAGTTTTCGCAATTTTGCTGTATCCATCATTTTTATAAACATCCATGGCAAACGCACGGCAATCTGTATAATACGGACTTGCTTTAACTTGCGAATACTCAGGTAATTTCATACCTGCACAACCAACTAAACAAAAACCTATCGCTGCTATTAATACCTTTTTCATTACAGTCATAACCTAGAAGCATCATTGAAACTAATTTATTAAATAACCATCGAGTTTCTGGAATACAGACGTTAACCATCTCTCCAAAATCTAAAAGATAATAAGAAAAAATGTTTAACGCACCAATCCATTTCATAGTTTCATGAGACATCAGGCACAAAAAAACCCGCTCAGCGGCGGGTTTTTGACATTTACCAACGGTAGACATACAAGGCCCATCGTTGAGAAAATCTTATCCATATTTTTTGAAAAATGCAAGTATTACGTCGACATCTTCGGCGAAAATTATCTATCTTGTCACTTTTCTCAATTGCGATTCAGCATACGCTTCTTCCTGCCAGCACTTTGTAACCAGTTTATTAATAACGTCTGCATATCCTTTGTACCACTGATAATCCGTCAGGTCCGGTACCAGTTTCTGGACATGATGCCGCGCCAGTGTGGTTGGTAAACGGCTAAACCGGTTGCCATTGCAACGCCCACAAATCTTATAAACAGGCACACCATGAAGCCGGGTTCTTTTTTCATCCAGGACAATACCTTTACCCTTACACCCTCTGCACGCTGTGCTGACTTCTCCCTTACCATGGCAATGCTGACATAGTTCCTTCACCCACTCTTCCTTGATAACAGATTCCCCGCTTCTGGAGTGTTTCACCACTTCGCGCAATACATTATGAAATCCAGTACCAGCACAATGCTCACAGCGAGCCTTACTTGCCGCAGACCTGGAATAATCAGCAAAGGCAAAATTCACAAGGTAAGGGATGATCTGTAACCGGGTTTCTTCACTCAATTTGTTCAATGTCGGGTTATCCAGTGCCATCGCGTAATTGAGCAGACCTTCAATCGCAAATTGAGGATCCTGAACACCAACTTTTGCCAGGAATAAGGCAAACCCAAGCGGTGCTTTCGACTGCACCATCCCCTGCGCAGCCATCACATCCGTAATCGTTAAACCACCTGAGCCTGTCGCCGGTGCGTCATCGCTCAATTTTGGAGATTTTGGGGAGTAATATTTTGGTAAGGCTTCAAGGTTCATGCTCGTTCTCCACTTACGCCAATACGCCAATTGCCAGCGCACGATCGATAAAACGAAATATCAGCTCCAGCTGAGAGCCATACTTCTCTTCAAATGCCACGGTATCCGCATGCAGCTCGTCGTGATGCTTTCTGCACAAAGGCAACACAAAGAGGTCATGCGCTTTTGTTCCCATTCCACCCTGACCGTGACCTATCAGGTGGTGGGGATCATCAGCGGGCTTTCCACAACATGCACACGGCTGTGTCTTAACCCAGCGCGTGTACTTATCATTAACCCAGCGGCGACGTTTTGGGCGTAACATAAAAGACTCCGGCGACTCCGGATCCACTTTCAGCGCCAGCACCTTTTTCGCTTTATCCTGGATGATGCTGGTGGCAGGAACCGAAGGCACAAGGTCACTTTCCCGGGTGACAGACGGCACAACAGGCTTTGGTAATCTCAGTGCCTTACGGGCTGCACTTTCCGGTAAGGCATCCGCCAGGTCATTACGAATCAGCCACCAGCACAGTTCCGGCATTGTCACAACGTGACTGTCATCAAAACCGAGATCCCGACGCACAACAGACAACACCCAGCGGGCACAGTTATCCGTTGCCATTGATTCCAGCCGTTCCGTGAACTGATCGCGCAGCTGGTTATCGCAGTGCCAGCACAGACGGATTGCGCCCGGCGCGTGTCGCATTGTGGTCATGTTCTCGCTGTGCCAGTCGGAATGAGGCCACTGGCAGCCTTTTTCACGAAGTAACCAGCTTTCAAGACATTCCACGCCACCAGCACGACGGATCACTGCCTCATTGCGGAACACGGCCCGAACGGCAGGATCATCCGCCAGCGGTTGTGATGCCGCCGGAACGGCACCACTGGCGAAAGATGAATAACGTTCCGGCTCAGGCTCCAGCAGGACACGCCCCTGCATAAACAGGGGCATCAGCTCTGAACCTGGCCTGAACAATACGATCCCCATACGCGGGGCAATTTCAGGGGTCAGTAGTGCTCTCACGGTCACCTCAATGAACGGTATCGAGCAGCTTTAACAGCTCAGGGAATCGGGATTCGAAGAAATGCGGCTGCGTCTCGCGCGGATTTGCGGGACTGGTGATGTTCTTGCCGAACATGCAGCCTTTCGCTGTCAGCGACCAGAATTTTTTGATGTTGTTAATCGCGGTACGGCTGTATCGTTCGCGCTGCTCGACGATCCCCAGCTTCACCATCTGGTGATATGCCTGATTAGCCGTCAGGCGGATACCATACTGTTTCAGCAGTGCACTCAGTGACAGTGTCGGGCGACTTGAGCCATCGTGTGCATCAGCAGGAGCATCAATGGCATAGCGCGGTGCCAGATTCGGTAAGCCAACAGCCTCCTGGAGTTTCTGACAGGCCCCAAGCACTGAAGAGTTAGACAGGTTTAACTCCCTGCGCATAAAGTCCAGCAGAATCACTCCAGCCTGCATCTTGTCAGCAGCCTGCCCGGATAATTTTTCCGGTGCGCTGGTTACCATATCGAAAGTACGGATCACCTTCAGATGGAATGACGGGCTGATCCACATTGCATAGGCATACACCAGTTCTTTGCAGACATACGTCCCCTGGTTATTTCCGCCATTAATGACGCTAACTGGTTGATTTTGTTCCAGAGGCGGAATTCCACCCTCGGTGAAAAGTTGTTCAATCAATTCACAGGTTTGCTTATTGGAGAGCCAGTATTTCGGGCGGTTTTTTTGTTCTCCCCCGGCAGCCCTGTGCAGATCGTTCAGGCTGTAACGCCCATAAGCATCACGACGAACTTCAATACCATCAATGACCATCAGATTATTCATACTTCGTTTCTCCTCTTGATCAGGCGGCTGCACCCGCCGGTTTCTCATACTTACTGATAGTGATCTCGACCTTCCCTTTCGGGATAACCGGTCCCCACTCCACCAGCATTCTTTTCACCTGTCTGTCGTCTTCCCACACACCCGCGTGGGTCAGGGCGTCAAACAGCGCCTTGTTATAGTTGTCCAGATCGCGGATCCGGTTATCCGGAGGAAACAACACGATCTCCACTGAAGCAGGTGCCGACGTTGGTTTTGGCAGACGACGTAACTGCTCAACTATTGCTGCGCACGCCGCGCTCTGAAATTTTCGCCCCGCCGCGCTTATCAGGCTCTTACCAGCAAATGCCCCTTTGTTGGGGTGTCGCCAGTACGTGTTCACGCTGGGCGGGAAAGGCAGGATCAGCTTCATACTTTCAGGCCTCTCTCATGTAACCAGTGGGTTGCACGCAGCCTGGCGTTTTCCTCACCGGCAAGCAGTGAGCGGATAATCCCGACCGCCTCGCTGTCGTCGTCCTTCACCGCGGTATGAAGAGTGATACCCCGGGCCACGCCACGCTTTATCGTGATGACGCCTTTTTTCTCCAGTGCGCGAAGATGTTCCACCGCTGCATTCACTGAACGGTATCCCAGCATGGTTGCCACCTCCTGATTGGTTGGCGGGAAGCCACGTTCTTTCTGGTAAGAAATCAGCATATCCAGCACCTGCTGCTGGCATTGAGTTAACGTCGTCATGCCGCCATCTCCCTGACCAGTTTTTCCGCCTGCTGGCGAACCTGCGCCAGAAACGCCTCACCACATGCCTCAAGTTCATCACGCCCGATGTAGCTGATTGCCGGTCCCTTCCAGGTCTTGTCGAAAACAGCAATAGCACCAGCGAAGAAAGCGCCTGTCGGCACCTGCTTCTCATCTTTCGGGATAAACCAGGCAGGCAGTTCAAAACCAATACGCCCGCGAATAAAAGCAATATGATCTGCATCTTCCGGCCACCACACTTCGCTGGTGGCAGCTTTGATCAGGAAAACATAGCGCCCGCCTTTATCACGCATGGCACTGGCATGTTTCATGATGTAACGCATGCCGGTGATGTATTGCCCCTCATGCTGACTGGCGCGGCTGTATGGGGGATTACCAAAAGCAGCACCTTTAAGCTCCGCAAGACGTTCTGACCAGTCATGCGCCAGCGCGTTGTCTTCCGCCGTGTAATACGCGGCACATTTGGCGTTATCACCGTCAGTGAACAGATCCAGAACAAACGGACCAAACAAGGTGTTAATTCCCCAGAAAATGTTGTCCGGCGTGCGCCACTGATCGCCCACTTCCTTCAGTTCATGGGCTGGTTTGTTCCGCAGTTCTACCAGCGCCTGGCAATATTTATTACTCATTAAGCCCCCACGTAAAAAGCATCCGCAATGTCTCCGGAAGTACAGCCCGGATGGGCTTCAATGAATTTCTGAACGTCATTTAACAGACTCATGATCACCCCCTGAATCCTGCCGGGATCTGGCTGTAGTCCACGTTGTCGTAACTGGCTTTGAAGTACGGGTCTTCACGTTTTTCTGTGTGCGTGCTGACGGACGGCGATAAGCGCAGGGAAAGCTCATCCCATTTTTCCCGCAACTTCGACGGGCTGAGCACGTTACGGCACCAGAACGGATCGCGGCTGACGCGGCTGTACATCTCGCAGATTTGTTTGTGAGTACGACCATCCTGCACACACATCAGGCGAATTTCGTTTGCCCATGCTGTCCAGTTCGGTTCTTTGGGACGAACCACCTCGCCGTCACATTCGGCGGCCTGCTCGTACAGGGCGATGATTTTTTTCCAGAGCCACTGTGCGCAGGTCAAATCATCCTGCGTTCCCCACTGGCGCTTTTTAGGGCTGAATACAACCGCATCAGGATGGCGAGTTAAAAACTCCTGTTCAGCCGTTTGCGTGTCCGGTTGCGAAGCGTCCGGACGAGAAGAGGTTTTATTCTCTGTAGTAATCTCTGTTGTATTCTCTGTAAGATCATTGGGCCATTTTGACCCGATGACAGCGTGTCGTTTTGAACCAATGGATCGTGTCATTTTGCGCCCATCCATCAGGTCACTTTGACCCGATGGAGAAGTGCATTTTGACCTGATGGATTCGTTCACTTTGACCTCTTCTAAAAGCTCACTTTCATAGTTGATCGTGTAGAAGTTGGTCATGTCACGCTTCGATTTATTGAGTTGCTCGCGACGCAAAACCCCAAGTGATTTCAGGCTTGCAAATGTGCGTTTCAGAGTGGACTCTGACCAGAACGGAAACTGCTCCAGCCACTGTTCTGTCGTGTTATAAACCCAGCGAATTCCGCCATGCTCAGTGCCTGAATTCGTTTCATTCAGCCAGTAATGAAGCTGCTGCAACACAATTGCCTCATTCAGACCAATACGGCATGCAAGATCACGATTTATCACAATGGGCTGGGATGTCATTAACAGGCTCATGACCGACCTCTATTTCCCTGAATTTACGACGAAACTGTTCGAGCGGACTGAAGCATTCATGTTCATAGCCTTCACGGAGGTAGATAACCCGTTGTGTTTCCGGCTCCCAACGAATGACTCTGACGGGCACTCCGTAGTGATCTTTGAACCAGCGGTTAACTTGTCGCAAAGGACTGTCTCCTTCTGCCGGTTGAAATCACCCACAGCCCACTCTGCAAAGCTGTGGGTTACAATTTCCCTGTCACCTGGTACATTCACTGCATAGCAATACTCCACCTTCGCTTTTCCACCCGGTACAGGAAGCGCAATCAGTTGCGAGCGACGGTAGTGTGTTGTTAAACTGTTCATGCGTTAGTTTCTCCACAACCAGAAGCAATCGACGCCACGACGCCCGGAGCTGCACACTCGCGGGCGTTACTCTTTTCCGGCGCACAAAAAACACGAAATAACAGTGTTAAATGCTCCTGCCACTTCGCCATTACTTGGTAGCTGTTCTCTTCGATTTGCTCACGCTCAGCCTGGTCAATAACTCCATCAGCAGTTGCCTTGCGTAAGTACTGGGAATGCTTGCCAATCCATTCTATTGACTCCATCAGCCGCTGATTAATGTCACCATTGTCAATGTCATCAATGACCACCAGCGGCACAAACACCCCATTACTACGACGGGCTATTGCATCCGTTACATGCCTGGTACCACTGGCATCCTGTAAAACCATGGCCCACTCAAGTGGAAAAATTTGATCCCCACCGCTACGCAGTCTGTTATGCAATTGATCTTTTGCTGGGGTGATATCATCAGATTTATACAAACCAAGAATTTCTGCTGCTTCCTCATAGCCATGAGGTAAATCAGCAATCGTTCTTCGTATTGCTGCCACCAGCCATGCTGGTTGCTTATCAACTTTCCATTCAGGTTCTTTACCCACGTTTAAGCCCTCATATCTGTGGTTTCTGTAAATCGATTTATCCATTAGATTTTTCATAAAGCTCAGGTTTAAATGGCAACCGTCCGCAAGTTCTATATGCAGCCTCTGCTGCACGTCCTTTTGGAATTAACTGGCCAGGACGGTTTCGCCACTGATAAACGGCTTCAGTTGTTATGCCGAAAAAAGCAGCAACTTTCTCAATGCTGCCGAAGTAGCTTTCGATATCGTCAGTCGTCATATGCCCTCCTAACTAAGTTTTATTAGATGTTAATTATCAATCTATCTTAGGTCAATAAAAACTAAGATTACTTAGTAATTAAAGAAATGGTGCTCCTATGGAAACGGTTGGTCAGCGTATAAAATCTCTGAGAAGAGTTACCAGAACGTCCCAGAAAGAATTGGGTAAATTTTGTGGAGTAAGTGACGTTGCTGTGGGGTACTGGGAGAAAGACATCAATGTCCCTGGTGGAGAAGCACTTTCAAAATTAGCGAAGTTCTTCAATACGTCAATAGATTACATTCTTTATGGTGCGGAGTTTGAAGGCAAACTCGTCACAAACATGCGCAGAGTTCCTGTAATCTCGTGGGTTCAGGCTGGGCAGTTTACTGAGTGCAGGACAGCAGAAGTGTTTAGTGAAGTAGACAAGTGGGTAGATACATCATTAAAGATTGGTGATAACTCATTTGCATTGGAGGTTAAAGGCGACTCCATGACTAACCCTAACGGCCTCCCAACAATACCAGAAGGCGCAACAGTGATTGTAGATCCTGATGCAGAACCCCGGCATGGAAAAATAGTCATCGCTAGACTTGATGGAACAAACGAAGCCACAGTAAAAAAATTAGTTATCGATGGCCCCCAAAAGTTTTTAGTGCCATTAAATCCCCGGTACCCCAACATCCCGATCAATGGTAATTGCCTCATCATTGGTGTAGTCAAAGGAGTTCAATACGAACTCTAGCCCCCCTTTTCTCTAACCAAAACACCGAACTAAGAAAAGTTTGGTGTTTTCTCTTGCCATCAAAACTAAGTTAAGTTAGATTTTATATCAAAGATAACGAACAGGCAGGACGCCCACGAAGTAGCCGACGGTGGCGTATGAATGACCGGATGATTCGCACATGGCAGGAGAGTGAATATGGATGGCAGTATCGACAACCAACGAGATGCCTGGCTTGTGGTGATTGAAGCAGCAAAAACTGCATTAAGCCAAGTTGAAAGCAGTAACTACAGAACAGTTAAACAAATGGCTTTGGGCTCTATTATCTATGCCTTTGAAAGGCTGGGCTTTGATTTTGAAGCAACGAGTATTCTGTCAGAACAACATGAAAAAATGAATAGAGAAGACGCCGCAGCCTATATCGGCGTAGAAGCGCAAACCTTAGCTAATTGGGCTAGCACAGGAAAAGTTCGAATACCTTTTTTAAAAATCGGTAGAAAGGTTATTTACCTAAAAAGTGATCTTGATGCCTATCTTGCCTCATCGAAGGCAAATACCACCAAGTAGCTCACATACCTACCACCTCGCCTGATGTGGCTAAAAGCAGGCACATAACAGCTAAGTATTTTCAACCAGAGAGAATCCTTAGCGTTGTGGTGAATGCGGCTCAGCGCACGCGGGTTAAGGTTGAGACTGACAGTCGACCTTCTGTGGATACCCACCCGCCTGGTGTGCAACCTTCGCCAGGCACCGGGAGGCACCCGGCACCACAACAGCCACTGCTTTGGCGGTACCAGTTTGTACACTTGCTTCCGGCTGGTACCGCTCTTTTTACAAAACAGAGAAGAGCATCACCGGACGACGGGCTCATAACCCAATCCACCCGGGCGGCTGCCACCGCAGGTGTTCTTCTCTGTTTTGTGGAGAAACCAACCGACCTTGCAGGGTCGATATGATGAGGAGCAGCAAAATGGCTAGCGAACGCAGTACTGATGTGCAGGCATTTATCGGAGAGCTGGACGGCGGCGTATTTGAAACCAAAATCGGCGCAGTTCTCAGTGAAGTCGCTTCCGGTGTGATGAACACGAAAACCAAAGGTAAGGTCTCGCTCAACCTGGAAATCGAACCGTTTGATGAGAACCGTGTGAAAATAAAACACAAACTCTCATATGTTCGCCCGACTAACCGCGGGAAAATTTCCGAAGAAGACACCACCGAAACGCCGATGTATGTCAATCGCGGTGGTCGCCTGACTATTCTGCAGGAAGACCAGGGACAATTACTGACTCTTGCCGGTGAACCTGACGGAAAACTCCGCGCAGCAGGTCATTAATATCGTTCTTAATTAACTGATTATTTATCTCATCACTGAATGTCTTTATATAGTGAGGACTTATTATGTCTCAGAACTTAGACGCAACCGCAATTAATCAAATCCATGCCCTTATTTCTGCTCAGGGTGTTAATGAAATTATCAGTAAGATTGGTGCCGATGCTGTGGCATTGCCTGAGAATTTCCGCATTCATGATCTGGAAAAATTTAATTTAAATCGCTTCCGTTTCCGTGGTGCGCTTTCCACTGCCAGCATCGATGACTTTACCCGTTATTCTAAAGATCTTGCAGATGAAGGCACCCGCTGCTTTATCGATGCCGATAATATGCGAGCCGTCAGTGTGCTTAACCTGGGTACTATTGATGAACCAGGTCACGCAGATAACACCGCCACCCTCAAACTGAAAAAGACAGCACCGTTTTCTGCTCTGTTGTCTGTTAATGGCGAGCGTAACTCCCAGAAGTCACTGGCAGAATGGATTGAAGACTGGGCCGACTACCTTGTGGGCTTTGATGCTAATGGTGACACCATTCAGGCAACCAAAGCGGCTGCGGCAGTCCGTAAAATCACAATTGAAGCAAACCAGACCGCTGATTTTGAAGACAATGACTTCAGCGGCAAACGCTCTCTGATGGAGTCTGTCGAAGCGAAAACCAAAGACATTATGCCAGTGGCATTTGAATTTAAATGCGTTCCGTTTGAAGGCCTGAAAGAACGTCCGTTTAAATTACGCCTCAGCATTATCACTGGCGATCGTCCTGTACTGGTTCTGCGCATTATTCAGCTGGAAGCGGTGCAGGAAGAAATGGCTAACGAATTTCGTGATCTGCTTGTTGAGAAATTTAAAGACAGCAAAGTCGAAACCTTTATTGGTACTTTCACCGCCTGATTTCATTACTGCAAATGCCCCTGCGGGGGCATTTATGGAGACATAATTTACTCAATAATCGCCGGATGGTGAGGGCTTCTTTTTACCAGAATTCAGCGCGGTGCAGCGCATATACGTGGAGAACAAAATGTCATTTATTAAAACTTTTTCCGGGAAGCATTTTTATTATGACAAGATAAATAAAGACGACATCGTTATTAACGATATCGCGGTTTCCCTTTCAAATATCTGTCGCTTTGCAGGACATCTTTCACACTTCTACAGCGTCGCCCAACATGCGGTGCTTTGCAGCCAGCTGGTACCGCAGGAATTTGCTTTTGAAGCGTTAATGCATGATGCAACAGAAGCATATTGCCAGGACATCCCCGCACCACTGAAACGCCTTCTTCCTGACTATAAACGGATGGAAGAAAAAATAGACGCCGTAATCCGTGAGAAATACGGGTTACCTCCTGTTATGAGCACGCCAGTGAAATATGCCGATCTCATTATGCTGGCAACCGAACGCCGCGATCTCGGGCTTGATGATGGTTCTTTCTGGCCTGTACTGGAAGGTATCCCGGCGACAGAGATGTTCAAAGTTATTCCACTGTCACCAGGCCATGCCTACGGGATGTTTATGGAACGTTTTAACGAGTTATCGGGGTTACGCAAATGCGCATGAATGTTTTCGAAATGGAAGGGTTTCTTCGCGGGAAATGTGTACCGCGAGATCTGAAAGTGAACGAAACAAACGCTGAGTACCTGGTGCGTAAATTTGCTGAAGCTGAGGCCAAGTGCGCGGCGCTGGCTGAACGTATCGAAGAGTTACAGACAAAACCTACGCCAGATTCGTTTGGCATCATCGGTGAAAATATTCGAACACAGGATAATCGAATAACGTCAGACCCTATGTTTTGTGTGTATCAAAAGCGCGAAATTGTTGTTGATGCTGATTATGACTATGACCGGATTGTCTGGGTTGATGAAGATGGCAATGAAGCCAATAAACTCCAAAGTCGTCGTCTCGAACTACTTCATGAAAACTTTCGGGAACCACCAGAAAAATGGCGGCGCGTTGCTGTGAAAGATATTGATGAATTCGTTACCTGCTGTTTCACCGAACAGGGTTGTAAAGACTACCTGGCAGCCAACGGTCACAATCTTCGCTTGCCATTTATATATGTAAAAAGCGGTTTCAGGAACGCTGAATATATCAGCATAAGAAACTGGCTTGCTGGCATTCGCATCAAAGGAGAGTGAGATGATCGGACAAATATCAATTGTTCGACCGGGAGCATGTGACGATCGCGAGATACGAATGATTATTCGTCTGGCAATGGGGAAAACAATAACTGCTCTCATTACTCCTGAAAATCTCGCATTAGCGTTAACAGGAAAGTCAGACCTACCAGTAGACATAAAGCTGCGAAATGTTGAGATTAAGGTGAAATAGCATGAATTCTATTACCAAAGAACGTATCGAATTATTCATTAAAAATCCGCTTGAAAACGGGCTTACCCGTGGTGAACAAATGGAACTTGCACGGATTACGCTGGCATCGCTGGAAGCAGAACCGGTGGCATGGCTGCATTCAGACAATGGCTTAGGTATTCCGGCAATAACACGGAGTAAAAACGTTGCTGACAGTTGGTTATCAAAGGGTTGGTATGTTCAGCCGCTATATATAGCTCAGCCAGTACACGTGCCGGAGGAAATGAATCTGGCACGCGCACAGAAAGAGGTGGGTTTTAATCGATATATCATGGCTGGGTATGTTGATGGCTGGAACGCCTGCCGCGCTGCCATGCTTCAGAGCCAAGGTGGAGGCAACCAATGAGCAATTATCTGTACTGGTCTGGCTTAGTGGCTAACATCGCGCTCATGTTGTTCGTGGCTCTTTGCATCTGGGTTTGGTTTATCTGGCCTTTTGTAGAAGCCATGAGCATAACTCGGTGCTTTATTTGCGCATCAAAGACTTCTGGATGCAAACCAACTGTAAGAGCAATTATCAGAACTTTAAAATACTGGTATCTGGATTTGCTTTTCGGCAGGGGCTGGACGCGAATTAGTAACCGCCAGTTTGAATGGGAAGGCGTCGGTAACTGGCGAATTCACAGCAGCAAAGAAACGCAGGAGGTGAAGTAATGAATAACTTAATGATCGACCTTGAGACGATGGGGAAAAATAAGGATGCACCGATCGTTTCCATTGGCGCGGTGTTCTTCACTCCAGAAACCGGAGACATCGGACAAGAATTCTATACGGTTGTCAGCCTGGACAGTGCTATGGAGCAAGGGGCCACACCTGACGGCGATACCATCCTGTGGTGGTTGAAACAAAGCCCTGAAGCACGAGCTGCAATCTGTATTGATGATACTTTGTCGATCAGCGATGCACTCTCTGAACTGAGCCATTTCATTAATCGGCACGCAGGCAATACGAAATATTTAAAAGTTTGGGGTAACGGGGCCACCTTCGACAACGTAATTTTACGCGGAGCTTATGAACGAGCAGGACAAATCTGCCCATGGGCGTACTGGAATGATCACGATGTACGCACGATCGTTACGCTTGGGCGTTCCATCGGATTCGACCCCAAAATGGACATGCCTTTCGATGGCGAACGGCACAACGCCCTGGCTGATGCTCGTCATCAGGCAAAATATGTTTCAGCTATCTGGCAGAAATTAATTCCTGCCACCAGCACAGAATTATGATTTTTCCGGGTGCAGCCGGTTTTGATGGAGAAAATTATGAACACCTTGTTTTTACTGATGGCTGAATTCAATACCCCAAACATTGAGCTGTCAGCTGTATGCCAAAAGTATTTCGGTATGAGCCCTAACACAGCAGAAGCGAAAGCAAATGCATGCCAGTTGCCGATCCCGACTTATCGTGTTAGTACATCACAGAAAGCAAAGCGCTGCATCAACATTCAGGATCTTGCTGAATATATAGATAAACGGCGTGAAGAAGGCAGAATTGAATGGGAGAGGGTAAGAACAAATAGGAAAATAAATAACTAATCTCACAAAAAACCCGCTTCGGCGGGTTAGTTTTCATCTTTATAATTCTGGGCAATTCGCGCCAGATAGCTCATCACATCATGTTTTCTTGCTTTTTCATGTGCATCGGGATACATAATAGCAATGAGTGAATATTTATTCTCATAAAGCTCACCTTGGACATACACAAGACAAGCATCATTATCAGGATCACCTTTCTTGCAGACCCTATCCGGTTGTGGAAGTTTCTCGGGAAACTTGTTTGGCGGTAGACAAAGATGGATATGCATCAACCCAGCCCGAAAAGCACCATAAGGCTGAGTATACGCAACGTCCCTACCGAAATAATGCGGAAGCTCACCGGTTGCTTTGTATCTCTTGAAATCATCAATGATAGAAGACTCTAGCTCCGGGAATTTGAGAAAAACTTCATCAAAAAATTCAGCTCTAGTTTCTGGATTAATAGAGACTTCTAGATGCAT